CTCGTCTGTAATACGCTCTATGTTACCTTCATCAATATCTCCATCCTGAAGAATTGCTTGTAGTTGGCTTGTGGTAGCAGAAGAAATTTTAGTTTTATCTATCTCACTATCTCCAAACCAATCTTTGTTATACAGCCCACTATCTACAGCGCTGTCTAACGATTCGTTGTCCTCGAGGCCACTTAAAGCTCTACCTGATGATCGGCCGGCAAAGTTACCTATAATAGCTCCTGTGACACCTCCTATTAAACCACCTATTGCCATTCCAATTGGACCACCAATTGCTCCTATTGCCACCCCAGCCTTAGCTCCACCAATACCACCAGCTACGGTGCCGAAAGCACCGACAGTTCCTTCACCTATTTCTGCTGTCCGTGCCACTTGCTTTTGTTCTTCATCTAGGAACCTGTCATCATCTTTGTCTAACTTAGCTCTATTTTCTATCTCACCCAAATCGCCTGTAGTGGGAGCATCTGAAAAAGGATTTCCCATTTCAAGGCCTTCTTTGACTACAGCCAAAGCAGCAGTAAGTGGCACAGCTACTTTACTAACCACTTTCATAGCAGGAGAATTCATTACCCTTGCCGTTCCCGCTTGAGCTCTAGAAAGCATGCTTGGCTTTATAGGCTTAGGAGTAGCGTTTGCTATGGCCCGGCCTTGTGTAGAATCTGCTGGATAAAATCTACCAGATTTTGCTTTTACATCTGTTGGATTTGCTCTTGCTGCTGTTCCGCTGGCAGCTGAGCTTGTTGCTTTAGGCAAGGTACTTGTTGGTGGTTTAACAGCTGGCTTGGCTGTTCCTTTTGTAGTAGTTCCTTTTGTATTACCTTTTGTATTACCTTTTGTATTACCTTTTGTATTACCTTTTGTATTACCTTTCGTATTACCTATGGGGCTCCTGCCCCTGCCCCTGCCGGTTCCCAATGGTACCGGAGGCCCCATTCCACCTGGCCCCATATCGCCCATCATCTGATTATACCATTTTTCTAATAGATCGTATATATCAGTTAGGACTTCATGGTTCTGTTCTGGTATTGATTCTGTATCTACACCTGATCTTCCTTCACCCTTTCCAGGTTTTAAAATCCTACCTTCATCTGCCATGGTTCTAAATTCTTTAAACTTAGCCTTCATTACCTTCTGTTTTTCTGGGTCTTTATTAGCAACTGCAAACATTTTTGTTGAAGTGTCTATACCTTGAATGCCTAATTTATCAGCAGCTGCTGTAAGCCTTGTTACCTTTTCATCAGTTAAATCCTTTTTGCCTGCCCCTGCATCTGCAATGGCATTTAGCGCGTCTGTAAACGCTTCTCTGTCTTCTTTACTGGCACTGGCTAATGTTGATGATAATTCATTTATCTGTTCAGGAGTAGAATACTGTCCTGCGAAAGATGCCATTATGTTATTAGCATCCATTTCTTGTTTGTTGTTTCCTACACCCTTTCCGCCTACTAAAGAACCAAATATGTCTGCTAGTCTTTCTGTTTGAGGTACCTTCTCACCCTCACCTCCCATCATATCCTTAATGTCTTTTATGCCACCTTCAATACGAGATCTAGATTTTTGAGCTCCTGCGTTATGTTTCTTTGTACTCTCTTGAAAATTCTGCTGTGATATTGTAACGTCTCTGGCCTCTTTATCTCTGCCCAGGTTCATTATCATTTCGCCTGTTTGAAGAACATTGAGAAGTTTATTCTTTTTAGCGTGATCGCCTAACTCCTCGAACCCTGCATTAATATCGTCTTTATGTTGGCCAACTTCCTCTCTAACACCATCTAATGCGTCTTTCATAGACTGACCTTCTAAGGCCTTATCCATCAGTCTTTGTATTTCTTTTTTATCTGCCATTAGTAATTCTCTTTATCCTGTTTAATCTTATCCGCCTTCTTCTGAAGGTGTTCTATTAACATAGCAATATATACTTCTCTTTCCCAGGGCATCATATCTTCTAACTCTGTTAAACTATAATGATGCTCTTGCATTAATAAGAAGTTCGTCTTGTAATAGTTTTCAAGACGCTCCTGAGAAAGAGTTAGACGAAAAAATGTTCGTAACCATTAATGGAAATACGATTTTCAAACTCACATTTACACTTGTATTCTACCATGTGTTCTACTTTAGGCATTTTTTGAAAAAACTCTTGAACCTTTTCAAAAACATCTAATGGTAAGTTATCTATAAACTCCATTACGTCTTCTGTTGTCTCATCTGATATTTCGAGTATTTCATCTTCGCTATATACTCGCTTGATACATTTAACAACAATGTCTGTATCATCTGTATCGCTGATTTCCATAACAGTTTTTGCTGTAGGATATGCCAGTTCAATAGCAACAGTATCAGATATTTTAATAAGTTTATCTGGTGCTGTATCTAATCCAACAACATTAACATCTGTAAGGTCTAATGTATACGACATCTTTTCTTCACAACCACCACAAATTAATGTGAACTCTTGTGAACTGCCCGTTGACTTCTCTTTTAATCTCATGAATATATGTTGTAAGTCAAATATACTTAACTCATCAACTTTAATTTCTTCTTGCGAACAGTTAGCTACGATCTGCTCACAAGCACCAATCATATCTTTGTATTCTCCACCTTCACTAGCCAACATCAGTATTTTTTCTTCCCTTACAAGAAACGGTCTAAACTTATAAACCTCTCCTGTAGACGGAATACTAACGTCAAATATTGGCACTTCAATTTTTGGTAACATAATTTATCTCCTATTAATTATCTGTTTTCTGAGTAAGGCCTGCGTCTGCAGTTCCCGTATCAGGTCCTTCTTCCACTGGTTCTTTAAATTCACCGCCCATGTTAACTCTAATATTATTAGAGTCCCAATAAGTAGCTGATACTATTAACGTGGTTCTCACCACTCCTACAGATCCCATACTCATAGGCTGTAGGTTTAAAACTTTAGGAGTAACTTCATGTAATACCCATGATCTCCTGTAATTATCTTGCATGTCCATAGCGTTTATGCTAATCTGTCCCCATGTATCACTAGGCCATATAACTTCTTTTGACGTAGGGTCAATGGTCATTGCGAACCATTTTTCAAATGCCTCTCTTAACTTCCAATCTACATCGGTATAAAATGTAAAGTTTATTTCTTGTCCTAAGAACTGCATGTTTGAGTTTCTGTAATGTGTCCATGGTCCTACATTAAATTCTTTATTAGCTAATGCCATACCTGGAATCTGTACTTCTTCACACATTATAGTTGCATACTCTGGCATACGAGTATCAAACGCCTCTCTAACAGATAGTGGAAAACTAAATTGGCATTCGAATCTTTCTGTTCTAGCTAATTGTGTGTTGTAAATTGTTTCTTGAAAACTTGTTCTGCCACCTTTACGATACTGGTGGTCTAATTGTGTTAGGGGACCAGTGGTTAAATTGGGATCAGGATGTTGATGTCCAGGCCCAGGTTTATTCTTCTTAACCTTTGACTTGTTGTAAGCTCCCCGTAATATACTTTTTAAGCTAAATCCCATTAGATACTATTCCTCTTGATGTCTGGTTTTTCCATTGTGTCTCTATATACTTTACTATCTGAAGCACCAATAAATTTCTGTACTGGCAAGAATATTGCTGACTTCCAATGTACTGGGTTTATTTCCATCATCTGCCCACCTATCTGTTGAGTTAAATATCTTTTTACAGACTTCCTACATTCAGGAAACCTACTAAAGTTCTTAACAAAATTCCAGTTGGATCTCATAACGCTATCAGAATCTAAATCCTGGCCTGGCGATTTGAGTCTATCAATTAAATTTGCTCTTAATAGTGGACTTAAATAATGTAGATTAATACCACTAAACCCTGTGGGTAAAGGATCGCAAATTATAACTAACGGAAGATTATCGTAATACGGTAAATCTTTTGCTCCTATAGGATTATAATTAAACAGATACATTTTACCAACTTCTAAGGTTGTTGCCATTTTACCGATATCAGATCCTTGTGCTTCCTGCCATGTGTTAATACCTGAAGCGTAATTTCTTACAGCTTTCTGATACCAACGAGCAGATTGTTCTTGTCCTCGAGCAGAAGATAAAATATCGTTAAAAGGTTTTGTGTCCATACATGTATTTATACTAGATGCCGAGTTCTTTTTCAGTAACTATTCTAAATTCCATGTTTTGTTTCCTACAAAAGTCTTTGGCGGTATTCCATTTAGCCTCATTAACAGCATAATTTGCTATCTCTTGTAAGTATCTTTTTGTTTTTCGTTTGCCAGATGCAGGAGGCCTCGTGAATCTATCAGGTTTTACTTCAATTAGATATTGTTTACGAGTGCCGGTTTCGTCTTTTACTTCCATATAGAAGTCTACAAAGTACCTATGGACTCTATTATCTATAGGACTACGATAAGGGATAACAACTTCTTCTGAATTCCATCCTAAAACTGAACTGTTACGATCACACCAGTGCATAAACTTCAATTCATAGCTTGATCTATAGACAATAGAAGTAGGATCTCCTAAGTACTTAGAAGTATTTCTCGGAAAAAACTTTCCTTTATAAATTTCTTTGGCATAAACCATATAAATAAGACTATAACATGTTAATAAACAACTATTTATATCGAGGATAAGGTTAGTGGCAGACGAAACACAAGAAGAACAAGCAGGCGGGTTTTTAAACGGATTGATGAATTCTGCAATACCAGGTATTGCGGGCGACAAATCGAAGCTTCGGAACGCACGACAAGACGCAATCTCCGAGAGGCGTGGCAACTCACAGGCCTTAGATGCATTAGCAGGTTCAAATGTTTTACAATATCCACAGGATCTATTCTTGGCTAATCAAGTTAATGGTGTATGCTTTTATGTAATGGTTAGAAAAAATAGTGTTGCAGGACAAAATTCGGGAGCTGTAAGCGGTGCAGCAGCAGAAAGAATAAACGCTCATCAGGACAGTAGATCAGAGTTTGCAACATCGGTTAATAGATCTAGTGTAGAAAATTACGCTACTGTTGTAGGTGCCGGTGGTATTGTTGCAGGAGCTACTATAATGAGTGGTCTCAAAGTATTACCCGGCAGTGGTAAAGCAACAAAAACTGGCGCCTCACAAAAACTTTGGAGTGCAGCTTTGGGAGCCGCACAGGTGGTTGGTGGAGCTATTGGTGGTAAAATGATAGCAGACCATATGCTAAATGTAGAGGATGGGAAGCGAAAGGTAGGAAGTCTAAGTCCAGGAACAAAGTATTTAAACAAAGTAATACAGATGCATGTTCCTCAAGCTATTATTTCACAATACCAAGCAGACTGGAATGAAACAGACTTGGGTATGGCAGGCATGTTAGCAAATCAAAGATTGGACCAAGCAGATATTTCAGAAGTAGGCGAGTCTGCAATAAGAGGTATAATCTCAGGTGCAGCAAATATTCCTAAAGCAATGGGTATAGACATGGATTTGGGTGGAGCATTAGAAGCTACAAGTAGAAAAACATCAAACCCTTATAAAGAACAACTATTTAAAAGTATGGGATTTAGATCTTTTGCATTTCAATATCAATTTTCACCTAAGAACGAAGCCGAATACAACAATGTAAGAGCTATTATTAATACATTTAAATATCACATGCACCCAGACATATCACCTGGCCAAACATTTTTAATTTACCCTTCAGAGTTTACAATAGAATTTTTACATTCAGACAAAGGAGCAGTAGCTCGTAACGAACATTTACCTAAAATATCAGATTGTGCATTAAAAGACGTAAAAGTTACATATGGTCCTGATGGATTCTTTAATACAATAGCAGGCACTAAAGGCATACCATCTGAGATAACAATGGAATTAAACTTCACAGAACTAGAAGTACTAACAGCCAACAGAATAGACCAAGGATACTAATATGTACTTTAAAGCAATGCCAAAAATATTTTATCCTACAGGCAAAGGTGGTCAAACAGTTACAACTGATATATTCAGAAGAGTACAATTAGACAAATTTTTTAAAAACAGAACTAACCTAGGAGCATACTATATACCAGATGGAATGACTCCTGAACTTGTTGCTAAACAGCAATACGGCTCTACAAAGTATCATTGGATAGTGTTACTTGCAAATGAAATTTTAGACGTTCAAAGAGAATGGCCTAAATCTAATGAGGAAATAACCCTGTATGTTAAAGACAAATACGGGGCAGACAATAGTACAGATGTACATCATTATGTATTAACAGCAAACAAAACTATTGTTGTAGATTGGGACGCAGTTAAATCTGCAGACGGAACATACACAGCAGTTACTAATAGAGATTACGAAGAAGAAGTAAATGATACTAAGAGGCAAATATTTATCTTAGATCCTATATTCCTGTCTTCTATTGTTAAACAATTCCGTTCATTGATATCTTAAAGGGTTTATAATATTATGGAAGAACAATTAAACCAAGGACAACGAAATTTAGAGATAGATAATCTCACCATTGTTACCCTCGGAGGCGACTCAAAAGACTTTACGCCTTTCTATACAGAAATAAGAATATTTGAATCTTTATATGCTCCTGCACTTGAAGCAGATGTTGTTATAGTAGATCCAGAAAATCTTATAGAGGATATGCCTATTGTAGGAGGCGAAACGGTTCACTTAAAATTAAGAACAACTACCTTCGATGACTCCCCAGGTACTGTAATAGCAAGATCATTTCAAGTAAGATCAATAATAAACAGAGGTCTAGATAATGACAGACAACAGAACTACACGTTGCAATTATGTAGTCCTGAACTATTAAGAGATACAGCATTTAAATTAGGACGAGCAATACCAGGCGAAGGTGGAGACACAAACACAGAAGCTATTGCAACACAATTATTTAATGATTACGTTGCGTTACAGCCTAGATACCTACCAGACGGAGACACACCGAAGTTATCAATAATGGGTACACCTCATACTTCATCAATACAATACATATCAAACCATTGGTCTGTATTTCAAAATATGAATTATCTTTGTAGAAAGATTGAAGCATCAGATATAAATGGCTCAGACTTCTTTTTCTTTGAATCCAATAAAGATTGGTATCTTTCAAGTCTACAACATATAATATTAGAAGGACAAGATTCATATTTTGAAGAGTATCATTATACACAACAGTCTTTACCATATCAAAATAGACAAGATGGTAGTTTTTCTGGAACAGCGCTACCAGATTACTTTACAAGAATACAGGAAATAGAAATACCTAGAACAATTGATATAGCAGATGCCAACATGTCAGGTTACTCTTGTGGAAACATACAAGCATATGACATGTTTAACAAAAAATTTAAACATATAACCTTAGATATGACTGAGGATTTTGAAAACTATGTTACAACGGATAAACACTTACCAATGCCTTCAGGGCTACCTAAAGATCATACAGCATACACTTCAGTTAAAATATTAAATTCATATAACTGGAATAACCCAGAGCAATCCTCAGGGGTTAATGATGACGCACTATCATCTCACTATACAGCTGATGCTATGCGAAAACAATATATAAGTAGCTTCAACGATTATCAATTTTTAATTTCAGTTCCAGGAAGAACAGACATTGAAGTAGGTAGATGTATTAAGTTTTTCTTCCCTAAACCTCAAGCAAAATCTGGAGACGATGTTTATGTTGAGGATGAAAACTTATCTGGACTGTATGTTATCACAGAAATAAAACACAGAATTAATCCAGTAGATTATACAATGACATTAAGAATAACTAAGAATGGAACGGCAAATTCTTTGGGAGGAATGTAATGGAAAATAATACAATGTTACCACAATTTAGATGGTGGACAGGTATCGTTGAAGATAGAATAGATCCAGCAGAAACTGGCAGAGTACGAGTAAGAATATTTGGTTATCATTCTCCAAGCACTGAAGATTTACCTACATCAGAATTACCTTACGCTACTATAATGAATCCGGTTACAAGTTCAGGTATGAACGGCATAATGGAAGTACCTAACTTGGTTAAAGGATCAACAGTAGTAGGGTTCTTTGCAGATGAAGAATCACAAGTACCTATTGTAATGGGTACTATTGCAGGAATTCCTACAGAAAGAAACTTCCCAGAAGGACAAGGGTTTGTAGATCCAGCACATAATTATCCTAAAGAGCCAGCTAACGGCTATTCAGGTATTGGAGAATCTGATATACCTAGACTTGCCAGAGGTGAAGTAGCGGAAACACATTTCTCTTTAGAAAACTTAAGAGAGCAGAGAGATGTAGAAGTACCTGTTGCCAAAGGAGTTAGTGTTGCAGGTATACTAGATGACAAATCTAGCATAGATTACGAAACAAAAACATGGGACGAACCTCACCCAAGAGGAGTATCCAAAGACGAAGCAGTTTACTTTAATCTAAAAAAAGATCTAAAAGATGGAGGCGGGGGTAAACCGTCAGGAGATGAAACGTCTATCTATCCTTACAACCTAGTTAAAGAAACAGAATCGGGCATTGTACAAGAGTTAGATAACACACCCGGTAATATTAGAATACATGAGTTTCATCCTTCAGGAACAAATAGAGAAATACAAAACGATGGAACTAGAGTATGTAACATATCAGGTTCGGACTATGAGATAATAGTTAAAGATAAAAACGTTCTTGTAAGAGGCTCAGCTAACGTAACTATTGAGGGTGATGCTAAACTTCTAATTAAGGGAAACAAATACGAAGAGATATCAAAAGACTATCATTTAACAGTAGGTGGAGATAAGATTGAGGGTATAAATGGTAGTCATATCATGAACATAGGAACAGATCAAATTTCCAATATTAGTGGTAGTCGTTACGTTGACATAGCGTCTGGTCCAGACAAAAAAGGTGGAGACTTTGAAACTATAATAGGCGGACAAACCACAAGCATTGGCGCAGTACAGAATGTTAGTGTAGGTGGAGCAGGAGATATTACTATTAAAGGCAATCTTAATTTAAATGTAGGTAAGTCTTTTGTAGAAAAAGTAGGCACTAATCCTAAAACAGGTGGTGGTAAATTATCCACAGTTAGAGATAATTATCTTATAAGACAAACATCGGCAACAAATGTAGATGGAATAGAAAACTTTTTCTTAATAGAGTCTAAAGGAACACAGAATCTCCTATCAGGGAAAGAACAACATCTAACAGTAGCAACAGCACAAACAATTACAATAGGCGCTACAATACCTGTAGAGAATACAACATTAGGTAGGCAAGTAATAACAACAGCAGAAGCACAAACAATGGCAATAACAGGCCAACAATCAATTACTGCCTCTAATACAGATATTAACAATACAGTAGATATAACAGGCGATCAAACAATAACAGGAACAAGCACAGCAGAAGTAGACCACGTATCAGCCGGCAAATCTGGAGCATCACATACACATACAGATACACCAGGCACAGCAGCTGGCACTACCTCAGGGCCTAACTAGGAGATATAAATGAGTTGCGGACCAAGTAAAGCATTAGCAGGATTAGCAGAAAAGGTAGACTTAGCTAATGAGAAAATTGATGAACTAATACTTCAACCAACGATTGGGAAGCTTGATGATTTAAAGCAACAAGCTGAAGACGAACTCAATGGTATGTTAGGAGACTTAGAAGCAATGATACCTGAGATAGATCTCGGTATTGAAATACCTGAAGAATTAAAGTCGTTACAAGATGATTTTAAGGACGTGGGCAACTTCCTATTATTAGGTCTTGCAAAGAAAGACGCTCTAGTAAACAAAATGGCACAGATAGAAAGTAAATGGGGTAATGTAGATTTAGGAGACTTTGAAAATCTTCAAGATATATCTAAAGCATTGATGACAGGTGCAGCAGATATAGACTCATTATGTAAGTTATTACCTAATGTTCAAACAGATGGTATAGACATTTCAGTAAAAGGTACGCCATTGTCATTCCCTAATTTAGACTTAGGGGCTATACTACTAGGTGATGATGTACCTAAATTTAAAAAGCCTAAATTCGAGTTAGATATTAAGGCAATTAAAAAGGGTTTAAACTCAGATTTCTTTACAACTAGAATACCAAACATAGATTTCTAAGTATAAATACTTATATGGCAAACGTAAAAGAAAAGCAATCCAGAGTATTTAAAGATATAGATTTATCTTTTACAGCTAACGCGCTGACTGGAGATATAGGCAAAAAACTAAACGCTAATGCAATTAAACAATCTGTTAAGAGTTTGTTACTAACGAAGCCACATGAAAAACCCTTTCATCCAGATAAAGGTTCTGAATTAGAAAAATATTTATTTGAACCAATGATGCCAGGTATTGAGATATCTATAACGAAAAGTATAGAGTTAATGCTAGAAAATTATGAACCAAGAGTTCAAATAATATCTATAGACGTTAACCCTCAATATGATAGGAATTATTACAGTATGACATTACGTTATAACATTATAGGAATAAACGAACCACAAGAATTAACAGCAAACCTAACAAGGTTGAGATAGGAACATGGCACAACTAAACGTATCAGAATTAGACTTTGACGCAATCAAAGCAAACTTAAAAACTTTTTTAAAGTCACAGTCAGAATTTACAGACTATAACTTTGAAGGATCAGGTATGAATGTCATACTAGATCTATTAGCATATAATACACATTACAACGGAATGTTAGCACACATGCTTGCTAATGAAAACTTTATAGATACGGCAGTTAAAAGAGAGTCAGTAGTTTCAATAGCAAAAGCATTAGGGTATACACCAAGATCAAGAAGGGGAGCAATATCAAAGATTAATCTTTCAATAACTCCTCCAGCTAGTTACACAAGCACAACATTACAAGTAGATAGAAACAAAACTTTCAGTACAACTATAGAAGGCACTGGCTATACTTTTTATCCTACAGAATCAACCACAGTAAATGCTACTACAGCAGGTGGCGTAGGACCATACTATGTGTATGGCACAGGAATATTACCAGCAGCATCATTAGATGATAAAGGATTTTATTATCCTGTTTATTTAACCGAAGCAGCAGCTGAAGCTGAAGACTCAGGCGGAACAGGAGCATCAACTTACACACTTAAAGAGTATTCAGGTATTAGTTTTTATATACCCAATAGTAATATAAACGCAGGCAAAGATACTTTAGGAACGGTTGTTAATACATCTGCAGGGGTAACAACAGATAGCGGTTTAGCATATGGTAGATACACCGGACAAGCTGCCGACTCTACAACATCTACACAATTCAATTTTAATCTATTAGAAATTAAAGAAGGCTTTAGAGTAGCCAATAAATTTGTAGTAGAAACAGCAAACATTCAAGGTCCATTTGTTATACCTAACATAGCAGTAGATACAGAAACACTACGAGTTAGAGTACAAAACTCAGCATCAGATATAACAACAATTACATACAACAAAGTCGAAAAGATTCTAGACGTTAAAGGAGACACTAGATGTTTCTGGGTAGAAGAAGGAGCAGATGGCTTATATCAACTCAAATTTGGCGACGGTGTTATAGGTAAAAAGTTAACAACAGGAAATCTTGTTATTGTAGACTATATAACATCAAATGCTGAAGGAGCTAATTTTGCAAAAACATTTACACTCTCAGGAGCTGTATCTCAAGCAGGCGAAATAGTAGTATTAAATACAGCAGTAGTAGGATACGGCGGAGCAGTAAAAGAAGCAGTAGATGAAATAAGATTTAACGCACCAAGATTTAACGCTACAAGAGATAGGGCAGTGACTTCATCAGACTATGAAGCATTAATATTAGCAAGTAATAGTAATATACAATCTGTTTCTGTTTGGGGAGGAGAGAAGAACGATCCACCTATATATGGTAAAGTATTTATCTCACTAAATCCTCAAGTAGGTTCTATTATAACAGCAGCAGATAAAGATAACATTAAGACTTCTATTATAGATCCTAAAACACCGGTAGCTATTATACCCGAATTTGTAGACCCAGAGATTGTTTATATTGGTTTAGACATTAACCTAGCTTATAATCCTAGATTAACTACATTAAGCAAAGGTGATGTAGAGGCAGCAGTTAATGCAGCCACAGTATCTTATTTTAATACACAATTAAATAAACTTAATAAGAGTTTCTATAATACTAAACTTCATGACACAATTAAAGCTACTTCTGAATCAATAATTGCAATAGGAATTACAAACAGATTACAGAAAAGAGCCAAACCGAATTTTGCAAATACACATAATTATTCTATACAGTTTAATCAAAGACTACAACCAAGAGAGATTAGTAGTACTTGGTTTAATATAACAACTAGTAGCGTAGATTATAAAGTATCCTTAGTAGATGTTCCTTCAGCAACTGTCATACCACCACTATATAGTGGAACAGGTGTAATAAACGCAGTAACATCTGATGGTACTATTATTGCTGAGGTAGGCACAATAGACTACGATTCAGGTACAATAACATTGCCTTCAATAAATATAAAATCCTTATACGGCACAGAAACATTACTTAGAGTTAATGCAGTTACACAAAGGGATATTAGAGACATTACAACACAAGCTTTAATTAGAACATCAGACACATCATCAGCAGCAGTGGTTGCTAAACCTAGTAGAAATATGGTGTTGTCTTTAGACGATAGTGCAACAAATTCTATAATAAATACTAGAGCAGGATTAAAAATAACAGCAACAGCTGAAGTCGAAGAGATTTAATGACAGATTATATACCATCACATTATAGATTTGTATCATCTATAACCATAACGGCCGGAGGAACAGGTTACAATAATGTACCTACGGTCAGCATAAGTGGTGGTGGCGGAACAGGAGCAACAGCTACTGCAACGGTTTATAGTGGTCTTATAACAAAAGTAACAGTTACAAATATAGGCTCTGGATACACAGAAACACCAACAGTAACAATAACACCTAATGCTCTAGACACAACAGCAACAGGCGCAACAGCAGCTGCCGTTTTAGACGCAGCCCAAGGCACCACGTTATCAGAATATAGAAACACTTCATACAATATTAAAAACCAAATACCCGAGTGGGTAAGAGAAGGTAATCCTTCTTTCGTTACGTTCCTAGAAAAGTATTATACTTTTATGGATACAGATGGCAACGCTGGTTCAGAAGTTTTAAATTATTCTAATGACATAGACTACGCAACTGATGAATTCTTAGAAAAATGGCGTAGAGTATTAGTCAACGATTTCTCAAAAGGAATAAAAACAGACAAAAAGTTCTTTTATAAAAGAGCTAAAGATTTTTATGAGGCAAAAGGTAGTAGACGTTCTATAGAAACTTTCTTTAGAGCTATGTATGGCGAAGAGGTAACTGTTGAGTACCCAGGCCAGTATACACTTAAACCTTCAGACGGTGTTTACACCGTGGAAAGAGCTATTAAATTACAAGAATCAGAGCATGGTGGCACAAAAGAGCCCCTAACTTTGACAGGTAAAAAGATTGATATACGTTACTATGAGACAACAGGCTCTGTAACAATATTAAAAACACTTGGTGCAACAGTAACAAGAGTAGAAAAGAACACATACCAAACAAACGGTCTTACATTACAACGATTTGAGTTGATTGTAGATTTTGATATAGTAACAACAACTGTAAATGGACCGGGAGCAGGTGCCTCAGCTACTGCCACAATAAGTTCTGGAGCAGTTACAGGGTTTACAATATCAAAAGGTGGTGGTGGATATACCAGTGCACCAAAAGTAACAGTATTCCATGAATCGGGAACTGGAGCAACAGGTACTGCAACAATATCAGACGGAGTAATTACAGGCATCAGTTTAACAGCAGCAGGCACAGGATATTCAAGTGCCCCTACTGTAGAGTTTGATACAGATAGTTTAAAAACTTATGTTGTGGATGATGGTGATGCTAACAATTCAGATGATATTTATGGTTATTTAGTTAGAGTTTTAACAGGAGTTAAATATAAATCTTACGCAGGCTCAGCAGCAGATTCAGGGTTTAAAGTAGGACAAATATATTTAATTAATGAAACGGGAGACGACGGCAGAGGCTACGCAGTTACCGGTTACTTTGATGAAGACTATACATTTAAAGGTGGGGCAAACGATGCGTATGTAAGAGTTACAGCTATAGACTCAGCAGGTAAACCTACAGCATTTACAGTTATAAACCCAGGCTCAACATTCTTAAACGCCTCAACAGACATATTACTTACTTCTCCAAATGCGGAGCAAGTAACGGTTACAATTTCAACAGGTTACCTTTTTGAATATGAAGGTAAATGGAAAGATGATAGAGGGAAACTATCAGATGTTAATGTAATCCAAGACAATAAAAGATTTCAACCATATTCTTACATTATTAAATCCAATGTTGCACAAACAACTTGGGATAGAAAATTAAGAGATACAGTCCATCCAGCAGGCATGGAAGTATTTGGAGATCTTATTATAAGGAGTGAAATACTCTTTAACCCAGAGTTTATAGTAGAAACCACAGGAACGATATTCTATAAATTCATAGCTACAGACATTGTATCTACTACTGAAACATTAGTTTTTGTAAGCGAATACGCTAAAACAGATACAACCACAGTAACCGAAGCAAAGGTAATATCCTTTAATCAGGGTTCACACATAGAATCAATATCAGCCTCAGACCAAGGCAATCAACCTTATGTTGTAGACGGATATTGGAATGATAGTACAGACAGCAATGTTGCTGATAACTATTGTTTAGGTGATGAACAATTTGCTAAGTTACTATCAAAAGTAGCAACAGACTCTGTTTCAATCTCAGACGTTTTACAAACTGCCGCATCTTATGTAAGGGCGTTTTCAGATACACCAACAGTATCGGAATCACTCCTCATGGGACACAGCAGAGATTTCTCTGAGACAATAACAGTAACACAAGCGTTTGTATTACAGACTATACATAGTAGAACAGAAACAGTTTCTATAAGTGATAGTCTAGATACAATAGCAATTAATAAAGGAGTTTCGGAAGGATTAAATGCTACTGAAGCTCTAGACAGTATAAATACAAGTAAAGGAATAACAGATACAGGTAGTATCACAGAATCCGTAGCACAAGCATTAAGTAAACCAGCAATAGCTGACACGGCAAACGCTACAGACACAGGAGTAGGGTCAATGCAAAATTACATAGACCCATCATACTTAGGTGAAGACTACGTTGGTATAGGTTGGACAATTACATAAACATAATTAGGAGATAAAAATGTTTAAATTAGACAAAACTAAAGCTACAGGTAAGCTTACAGTTGAAATCAAAGGCAAAGACGGCCATGTTAAAGAAACTAGGGAAATAAAAAACCTAGTAGTACAAGCAGGTTTGGATTTTATAGCATCCCGAATGAAGGATGTATCATCTGGCGTCATGTCCCACATGGGGATTGGCACAGGAACAACAGCAGCAGCTTCTGGAGATACAACTCTAGGAACTGAAGCAGCACGTCAAGGCCTTACAAGCACAACAGTTAACAATAACGCGGTTTCATACGTTGCATCTTTTGCAGCAGGAACAGGTACTGGAGCTATCACAGAAGCAGGCATTTTAAATGCATCTGCAAGTGGTACACTACTTTGTAGAACAGTATTTTCAGTAGTTAACAAAGGTGCAAGTGATTCAATGACAATTACTTGGACAATAACTATTTCTTAAGGGAAATAAATGGCATTAATACTTCGTAGACTAGGCAGGGTAGAGTTAGCTCGGACGTTCCATAGGGACATCAAGAATAACAACGACTATTTCCACTTTGCCGTAGGTAGGACAACAGCTTGGGCAGATGATACTGTTCCTGAAACTCCTATTGATTCAGATTCTTACGTCTCAGAAATGAGACGTGGGATGATGTTTACTCAAAGAATAGATTCATCAGACGTGTGCCTTTTAGCTGTAAGACGAAATTGGCTTTCAGGCACAGTCTATGATAACTATGATGACAATTATTCTACAACGATACAATCTAATTCTGGAGCAACAACATTAGCTGATGCTACATTTTTTGTTGTAACTGATGAGTTTAAGGTCTACAAATGTATTAGCAACAATTCAAATGGACAGTCAACTGTCAAACCTACAAGTACAGGAACAGCTGTATTTGAACTATCTGATAAGTATAATTGGAAATTTATGTTCCAGATATCAGCATCAGATCAAACTAAATTTTTAGACGCAGATTATATTCCTGTTAGAAAGTTAACAGGTAATCCTTTACATGACGTAACAGGCGAAGTAGATAGTATTTCTGTTACAGCCGGCGGTGCTAGTTACACTACAGCACCAACAGTAGTTATCTCTGGAGACGGAGATGGATTAGCAACAGGTACAGCAACCATAAGTGGTGGAGCAGTAACTGGTGTAACTATTAATACATCGGGCTCAGGGTTTAGTTTTGCTTTTGTATCCTTCACAGGTGGTGGCGGAACTGGAGCAGTAGGAACAGTTAACTTGGGAGACGCAGATTCTTTACCAGCATTACAAAGTGCTGTCGAGGGTGCCACAATAAATGGTACATTAGATAGGGTTATAGTAACTAATGGTGGTAAGGACTATGCACAAGGAGACGTACAAATTTCTGTTGAAGGAGATGGTTCAGGAGCTGAAGCATCTGCTTATGTTAACGCAGCAACAGGAGCGTTAACAGAAATAAGAGTTACAAATCCTGGTTCAGGTTATTCATACGCAAAGATAGTTATTACAAACACATCGGCACCAGGTACAGCAGCCAAGGGTAGAGCAGTTATCTCCCCTCAAGGCGGACATGGTTCTAATGCAGTAAGAGAATTATTTGCACACAACTTAGGAATTACAGTAAACTTTTCTGATAATTCTAATAGAGATTTAATATTAGGCAATGACTTTAGACAAATTGCTTTAATAAAAAATATAACTAACGCATCGAATGTTGTTTATACAACCAACACAGCGACAGCATGTTATATAATAAACGTAGCGACTGGACAGACAAGTAACTACGCAGCAGACGATGAAATAACTACAGACGATGGTGGCAAGTTTAGAGTAATACAGATAGACGAAACAAATAAAAATATTTACTTAACATCAGAAATACCACTAATAACAAATTCATCAACATTAACGAATTCTACTAAAAGTATCGCTAGTCTGAGTATAAATAGTTACATAGCACCAGAAGTTAAAAACTCATCTGGTGAAATAATTTATATAGATAATAGGTCGCCTATTATTAGATCGGCGGATCAAGTAGAACAAATAAAGGCATTAATTAGGTTTTAACAAATGGCACTAGATTTAAACACATCACCATATTACGACGATTTCTCTGGAGCTAAGAACTTCCATAGAGTATTGTTCAAACCAGGTGTTGCGGTTCAAGCGAGAGAGCTTACGCAATTACAAACCCTACTACAAGACCAAATGGGAAAAGGATTTGGCTTTGTCTTACAAGAAGGCGCCATTGTAACAGGTTGTGCCGAAACTGTAGCACCAAGAGAATGGATCAAGATCTTTGATACCGATAACTCTTCAGTTGCAGTAGACAATAGCACCCTAGTTAATTATGTAGGAGACACCATTACAGGTGGAACCACAGGCCTAACTGCTTTAATTACAAACACAGCAACAGGAACACAAGCTGCAACACCAGCACTTAAAAAATTGTATTTTAATTATACAAATGGTTCCTCAACACATACAAAATTCCAAACATCAGAAGTTTTAACAATTACTTCAACAGATGCAGGAAGGAACGGAGATACTTTCGTTGCTTTTACAAGCACATCATCTACAGATACAAGAGAACATTATATAGGTACTACTAATGAGTACATTCTAGATTCAGGTATTATATACGCTAGAGGTAACTTCATTAGAACTGATAAGATAAAAGTTCTACAAAATAGATATTCTAAACTATCTTATGCAAACATAGGTTTTGTTATATCAGAAACAGCAGTCAATTCAGCTACAGATACAACATTACTAGATCCTGCACAGGGGTCTTTTAACTACAACGCTCCAGGAGCAGATAGGTTAAAGTTTTCTGTAACATTATCATCAATAATAAGAGGAGCCACTCCGCCAGAAAACTTTTTCACTTATCTTATAATTGAGCATGGTGGAATAACAAGGTCTAAAGTAAAAGATAATCCTTTATCTGGTGTTGGTCAAGTTCTAGCAAATAGAACTTATGACGAATCAGGTAACTATACAGTACAAGGAATGCAAGTAGATGTCAGAGAACATTTACAAAATGCAACTAATACAAATGGTGGGCTTTACACAGCAGCACAAGACGGATTAAACAACGGTTTAATATTAGGCATATCACCAGGTAAAAGTTATGTTGGTGGTTACAAAAGAACATTAGATCAAACCAAACGTATTGCCATTAATAAAGCAAATGACTTTGTTAATAGAGAGGCAATGGCAGTTTCTACATCTTTTGGTAACTATGTAAACATTACATACGTTTCTGGGATATGGGATATTGACGGTGGCGGTTCAATAGATTTATATAACACAATACAAAACGGAGATGCCTCAGCAGCAGGATTAAAAGTAGGAACAGCAAAAGCTAGGCATGTAGTTTATAGCAGCGGTACGCCAGGTACAACAGCAGCGGCATACAAGCTCTACATATATGACATCCAAATGATATCTGGAAACTTCCAATCTGTAAAGGGTGTTAGATATGAAAACGATATCCAAGATGGTGTAGCAAACAACACACTAGAAAGTAGTATAGCTGTATTAAAAGAAGGACAGCAAAACAAATTAATGTTTGCAATGCCAAACAACAATATTAAAACATTGGCATCAGACACAGGTAATACATACGATTACACATTCCAATACACAAAAGAATTTGATGTAACATTAGGCGCAGGAAATGGTAGTGTTACACTATCAACAACAGGTGATGAAACATTCCCTTATGATGTCTCAGGAAGTGCGTTACTATCTACAATCAAAAACGCAAATATTATTGTTGTAGCTAAGAAAGGGTATACACAAAACAGTGCAAGTATATCAGCAGGCCAATATATAAATATGTCAGCAGCAACCTCCTCGGTTACTTTAGCTTCAGCACAAACTATGACAATAGACCTAGGTGGAGCAGTTACAATAACAGGCTCTGAAACTAGAGATGTTAGAGTATATGTTAATGTTCTTAAATCAGACTCAGCTCCAGTAGCAAAAACATTAGTTAAAAATAGAATTATTAAAATTGATACTTCTACTAATGTAAACGGCGTATCCGGAGAGTACGATTTAGGATTATCAGATGGTCATGAACTAGTATCAGTTACAGCAGGAACAAATTCAGACTATACAACAGGACAGACAAACGTAACAGATCAGTTTAGATTCACCAAAGGACAAGAAGATAACTTTGTTGGACACTCTAAGATATATAAGAAAGGTACAAGTACTTTAAACTTAACAACAAACAAATATTTGGTTGTTACAATTCATCACTTTACACAATCAATAACAAGTGCTACATTCTCTTGTGTTGATAGTTATCCAGTAGATGATACAGCAACCCCAGAACCAAATCAAATTAGAACAGAAAACATTCCAGTATATAGATCTAATATACATGGAGACTTTGATTTAAGAAATACTATTGACTTTAGACCTAGAATTTTAGACACAGCAACTTCAACGACAACATTAGGAAGTGCTTCAGTCAACCCGTCTACAAACCAGGCAGTTGATAGACCAGGTAACGGGTTAACTAATCCAGTACCTGTTTCATCGTTCACAACAGATTACAATTATTACAGAGGCAAAAATCTAAGAGTCATATTAGATGACAGCGGAGATTTTAGAATACTAGAAGGTGCTTATGCAGATAAGCCAGCAACACCAGTAGAGCCTGAAAAGTGTATGACACTTGCAACTGTACAATTAAAACCTTATCCTTGTTTAGGACAAGTAGCAGCCAAACTTGCTGGTAGAGCAGACTACGGTGCAGTAGTAGGCCAACTTTCCAATAAAAGATTTACAATGAAGGATATTGGTTCATTAGAATCAAGAATTAAAAATCTAGAATACTATGCTTCATTAAATTTATTAGAAGGGTTTGCTAAAGATCAAACTATTGTAAATGCAAGTGGCATAGATAGATTTAAAAATGGTATATTAGTAGATGGATTTACAGGCCACAATGTTGGCGCAGTTTTAGATCCAGACTATCATATAGCAATAGATACAAAACAAAAACATGCTAGGCCGTTCTTTAAAACAGAAACAATACCTACAACAGTTCATACAGACATAGGAAACAACGCAGCGCAATCAAGTTTAGCCCTAACAGGTAAGTCGTTAACATTGCCATACAATGTTCAACCATTTAGAGCTCAGATGCAAGCTTCTCAAACTATTAACTTAGCAGAGGAATTAATATTCCATTACAACGGTGTAATGACGTTAACACCAGACACAGATAATTGGGTAGCAACAGATGTCCAACCAGCAGTTACTAAAAACTTTGATGGCAACTACGATGCATGGGAAAACATGGCAGACGCTTGGGGCACACAATGGGGCTCTTGGGAAGACACGGGTGTTACACAATCAAGTTCAAATACAGAAAGTTTAGGAACAGTCATCAACTCAAATGGTGGAGGTTCAGGAACACAGCACGATTCATTACAAACAACAACTACCACACAAGTATCTCAGGTACGACAAGGAGTATCCTTAAACATTAACGCATCTACTGAGACTCAAAACTTAGGAGAAAAGGTAGTAGATGTTTCTTTTGCTCCGTTTATGAGATCAATGAGTATTGATTTTAGATCATTACGATTAAAGCCTAATACGATTGTTTACCCATATTTTGATGGAGAGCTAGTAACAGCACATTGTAAACAAGGCAACGCGGCATTCGGTGCTGTAATGACAACAGACGCAGACGGAAGAATTAATGGTGAATTTAGAATTCCTGAAGGGCAATTTAAAACAGGCGCCAAAATATTTAAGATAACAGACAGTGCATCTAATAACGATAAAGATGCTAATACAATAAGTACTGCAATTTACGAAACATCAGGCTTAAGACAAAAAACACAAGACACAATAATTGCATTAAAGACAGCAAATGTAGCATCCACTTTCCAAACAGATGATAGAACTAGAACAGATGTTAGTGTAGAGAATTCAATAGGAGTAGGAGTACCATTACCCCCTCCCCCAGCACCTATCATTATACAAGAAACAATAACTATTATTAATGAAATAGAAGTGCCTTCAACACCTATCATAATTGAAAATATAGTAGAAGTAATTAAAACCGTTGAAGTACCAGTAATAACAGTAGTAGAGGTAGAGATAGAAGTACCGGTTATTGTTGAGATCTTTGTACCTTTTATACCAGATCCAGTTATCCCTCCAATTATAATTGGCCTACCGGAGCCCATCGCGATCGATCCTGTGGTAAACATGTTCGGTTTAGATAATTTCGATTTCGATTTTATAGGGGAAATGAACTTTGGAATGTTCAATGGTGGTGGAGATCCATTAGCCCAAACATTTATAGTACAGGGTGTACCAGGTGGTATATTCTTATCAGATATTAAAATATTCTTTAAGACTAAACCATCGTCTGGAAACAACGGTGTAACATTAGAACTAAGAGAAGTTATTAATGGTGTACCAGGACCTAAGGTTCTTCCTAACGGACTAGTATACAAAACAAGAGAAAATGTACAAACATCTTCAACAATAGATAGTGTTACAACATTCACTCCTTCAATATTCGCATTTAGTGATCCTGTATATCTTAAAAACGATACAGAGTATTGTTTTGTTCCTAAACCAGAGAACGACGACACAGGATATGAACTTTGGATATCAGAACTAGGTGAAAATCAATTTGGAACAACAAACAGAATAACTAAACAACCAGCAGCAGGCATGATGTTTACATCTGCTAATGATAGAACATGGAACGCACACCAGTCAAAAGACTTAATGTTTGAAATAAGAAGATGTTGGTTTAAAAAGGGTGTTAAATATTCAGGCACACTTACAAATCAAGGTTTGGATTGGATGAACTTTACATTCCCAGCTTCCGGCGGTCCTTCAACAGAATCTTTTGTAGGTGGTGAGTTTATAAACGGCCACACACTTGCTATTACAGCAGGTGGAACAGGATATTCAAGTGCTCCTACAGTTAGTGTAACAAGAGGCTCAGGCGACACATCGGGAACAGGACTAACAATAACATCAACAGTATCAGGCGGAGTGGTAACAGCTTTAACAGTTACAAATCCTGGACATAGTTATTCACGAAATCCTGTTATTACAATCGCATCAACAGGTTCATCATTAGCAACAGCTACCGATACGTTAGCACAAGGTAAGATATTAAATTGGAACAGTTTAGATAAACAATCAACATCACTACTTCATCAAGGTAAGTTTACGACAGGAATGCTTATAGGCTCTTCAAATGGATACGCAACAATAGCCAGCTTTACAGATAAAAAAGTAAATGATTTACTACCTAGTTTCTCAATTCTTAATCCAGGAGTTGGATGTTCAATAGCAGCCAAAGCAGCCCTTACAAATACAGGAGCAGGTAGTGCTAATACGTCAGTATTCCAAGAAATAGATCTCAATCAAACAACTACATTAACAACTGAAAAGACTATTTACAGTAATAGCAATGAACAGACAACATATTCAGATACTCGAACAGGTAGAATAAATGTTACAATGCTCTCTACAAGTTCTAATCTATCACCATTGATAGACATATCACAATCAGATATGTTAGGTATATGTAATGAAGTAAACAATGATGCAACAAATGAAACAGGTAGAACAGGCGGAAATGCTTTGTCCAAATATATAACAAGACGTGTTATACTAGAAGAAGGACAAGACGCTGAAGACATACAAGTTTATTTAGATGCAGAAATACCAGCAAGTTCATCATTAAGAGTATATGGTAAATTCTTAAACGCAGCAGATTCAGGTAACTTCCAAGAAGATTTGGATTGGGTTCAGTTAGAAGAGAATAAGAAACCATCAGAAACAACAGAAAATTTCGCAGAGTATAGTTACAAAATACCAGCTAAGTCAGGTGGTGTAGGAACAAACGCAAGTGGCATATTAGAGTATGATGTAGATGTAGTACAAAGTATTGCAGTATCAGGTTCTATGTCAGGGTATACAAGTTCCCCCAATGTAACAATTACTGGAGGCGGTGGCTTTGGAGCTACAGCAACAGCAACAGTATCAGGCGGTGTGGTAACAGCTTTTGTTATTACAAACCCAGGTAGAAAATATACAAGTGCACCAACAATAGCACTTCAAGGCGGTGGTGGAACAGGAGCAGTAGGAACAGCAACAGTAGCAACTATAACATACACAGGTTATAAGACATTTGCAGTTAAGATAGTTCCTCTAAGTTCAACAACCGTAAATGTTCCTAAGTTTAAAGACTTAAGAGCAATAGCATTACAAGTTTAATGAAAATGAATAATTCTTTTGAAAAAGATATTATAAATATTGATGGAGATAGAAGTTTAGTTAGGGATAAAAATTCCAAAGCGTTACTAAGCAGAAATCATGAGGGTTTAAAGGCATATAAAATTCAAAGAAATAGAAATAATAAAATTCTAGAGTATGAAAATGATATAAATACTTTAAAGAAAGACGTAACTGAAATTCGAAGCGCATTAGAATTATTAGTTAATAAATTAACATAGGTAGGAATTAAATGGCAGCAATAACACTAAGATCATCGAAAGGAAGTCCGCTTACCAATAACGAGGTAGACGCCAACTTCACTAATCTTAATACTGCTAAATACGAAGCGAGTAGCAATATTTCGGCGGGTACAATCGCTGGCTCAACACTTACCTTAACGGGTACATTAACTGTAGGTGGCTCGTCTATCCTCAGTGCTTCAGCAGCGGTAACAGCAGCGGGTACAACCCAGGGAGCAGCTACAGCATTAACAGCTTCTTACAACATAGTAACATCTGCAACAGCAGCATCAGCAGATGGTATTAAACTACCAGATACTGCAACAGGATTAGAAGTATTCGTATTAAACGATACGAGTGCAAGTATAAAAATCTACCCAAGTACAGGAGAAAGTATAGACTCTTTATCAGCCAACCTAAGTGTTGCATTAGCGCCAGGTACTTCTCTTAAACTAGTAGGTGTAAGTTCAACCAAATGGAATAGGTTAAGCCCTGTTGTCATTTATAACTCTTCAGGGACACGAGTAAACTAAAATGAGACCATTAAAAATCAAAGCATCTTCGTATCCAGTCAGTGCCTCAAACTTCCAAGGTTTGCAGGAAATGACAGATACAGAAATCGAACAATATTATAGTGCAACATTATTAGCCGATTATGCCACAAATACTGATGGTACTGGAACAGGCGAATTGAATGTAACAACTGACGGCTCAGGAGCAGGAACTACAATAGGTTCTATTACTGATACAAAACGTCAAGATGCTATAGGAACTCACCCAACGTCAGGCTCTACAAGCAATGTTAATGTGTATACATTCAAACAAGTTAACGGAGCAGCTTCAGAATCAGTTACAAATAGACCAGTAGGCTATGAAGATTCCGGCTCAGTTGGCATTAACGAATTCACAGATGCAGAGTTAGACACAGACATTTTAGATAAGGTTCTCGGTGACTTAGTAGCACAAGGCGACTATGTTACAGGACAATATAAGTTATCAACAAGTGCACCAGCAGGTGGCACATGGACATCTAGGTATACACTAATAGATACGCAAGTAGATGAAACAGAAGCAACTAAGTACATTTGGCAAAAAACAACAGCTTCAACAGCAGCAGTATCCAATTATAAACCTGTTAAATTAGATGGTACAGCTTTAAAGGAAATGTCCGTAGCTGAAATGAAACAAGCAACGCCGAATATGAGAAATAGAATTACAGATTCTACAATAGGCACATATTCATTAGCAACTAACGCACCAGGTTCAGGTACTTGGGTACAACAAGGCGAGACGTTTGTAGATACAAGACAACAAGTTGGTTCAGTAAATTACGCAGGAGCCTATGCAGGTAACTATGCAGGTAACTATACAGGAGCCAAAGATTATTCAGGAGCTTATTCTGGAGCATACACAGGTAGTTATACTGGAGCATACACAGGGACCTCAGCATACGCAGGAGCCTATGCCGGAGCTTACACAGGATACTACGCACAAGACTATTCAGGATACGCAGGTACTTCATACACAGGTTACTACACAGGATACTACACAGGGTATTACACAGGTGCTAAGAACTACTCAGGAGCATATTCTGGGGCATACACAGGTAGTTATACTGGTACTTACACAGGAACCTCAGCATACGCAGGAACTTATTCAGGTACTTACACAGGATACTATGCAGGCGATACAGTATTAGCAGCAGAAGAAGATGTTAATACGGTTAAACTGTGGATTAAGACAGCAGCGTAACAGTATAAATAAAGTTACATTATGGAGATATTATGGCGAAGAACTCTAAGCCCGCAAAGGTAAAAGTTGGTGACAAAGAATATACAGTTGAAACTGTTGATGAATCAACCCAAGTAAAAGTAAAACCGAAATACGTTTATCCCTATTGGTCTAACAAAGATCAAAAACACATCATCGTTACATTAGAATACGACAACGGTACAAAAGCTACTGCGTCTATTCAAGATCTTGACGGAAAGAACGCAGACTACAAAGCAATAATGGAAGAGTTTGGCGAAGAAGTCGTTGATGCTAATACACAAGAAGGTATAGAACGAAGAGACGAACATATAAAGAAACGTCTACAGCGTAAAGAATCCGAAACTATTAGAGCCAAACAAGAAATGTTATTTGGGGCTAAGTTAGAATCATTTGAAATAGCAGCAGTTAAGGAATCTAAAAATACCGCATTGAAAAGATTAATCCGAAAAGCAAAAACTCCAATGGAAGTATCTGCTTTAACATCTATACTAATACAAGAGGAATTAATCGCTACAGGAGTACTTAATGGAACAAAGCAAACCTGACTTTCCAGATAATGGTTTTGTAATTGTAGCATCCAAACACAAAAGATTCTACAAAGCTGCAATAGAATGTGCAGAATCAGTTAAACTATTTTACCCAGAAGCTCACATTACAGTATATGTAGACCATGAAGAATGGATAGAACCTACAGACTGGAATCATGCAGACTGGATAGTACATTGGGAAGTACCCAATCACATAAGAGCTAAACTATGGGCTCTACCTCAAACACCATACAAAGGCAAAACATGTTATCTAGATGCTGACATGCTATGCCAACACGAAGACATTGAACACGTCTTCGATCAACTACCAGAAGATCTAGATTTAATCTTTACAAAAATACGCCCATACAACGCAAAGATAACAAAACTATCTAACACAGAAGAGATGACAATGCACTGTGGAATGTTTGTTTATAGAAGCAATCCTCAAACACTTGCATTAATGGAATCTTGGTATGGAGAATTTTTAAAACAAGAAGACCCTAACCATGACATAGGAGATTATCCTCAGGAATGTAGAAAGTGGGATACATTTACAATGTGGAAACTTCTAACATACTCAGAGCATGGTGTTAAGTGGGACGAGAACCTGCACGTTCGTTGGAACTTTATTAACGGACATTACGATGAAGAGCTCGAAGGAGAAGAGATTGTAATGTGGCATTACTCTATACCCTCCCATGAGATTTATTTAAAGAAGCGTTAATGTTTAAATTGCAAAAATGTATAGGTAAAGCAATCAATAGATTTTTAGAATGGACATGGCAGCGTAAAGCAAACAAACAATTTGAGGAGTCTCACCGTGATATGGACTGATATATCAGATGAATTACTAGAAATGTTAGAGCCCTATTCAGATTGGTTCTTCAAACAGGACCTAACTGCATTGAATGAGTTAGCGCAGGATAATCCTAAAAACACAAGCACAATGGATACAGGTTGTTCTATTGAATACTTAGATCAAGTAGTCAAAGCAGATGGACGACATGAAGGGTATCCAGAAATATCATATAGCTATGATTTAAAGGCTGGTAATTTACCTGGTGAATTCCAAGAAAAGTATCAAGACTTATCTGTGGAATTGTGTACATGGCTGGGAGCTCGTAATGAGGCAGTCCATGTTTATTATCCAAAAAACGGTTTCATGAGTTGGCACAACAATTGGAATGCACATGGATACAACATATTATTATCATATACAAAAAGTGGCGGAGGGTTCTTTAAATATAGAGATCCTAAGACCCACGAAGTAGTAGAAATGTTGGATACACCAGGCTGGTCTTGTAAGGTAGGGTACTATGGCAGGGGTAGAGAACCCGATAAAGTATACTATCACACTGCTGGAACACACGAACCGCGCCTCACATTAGGGTTCGTAGTCCCTAATCTGGACATGTGGCGTGACATGATTGAAGATATATCAGGCAAATCTGCCGAACACCTCTCCTAAGTTACTGATTCCTCAGTAAAAAAGAATGCAAATCTTTTGCTAAAAGTGCTTGACTTTTGGTCCGTTAGAGTGCATAATAACGGTATAATGAAGAAACAAACAATAAAAGGTGAGAATATGAGAGTAAGTAATTGGGCGAATGTAGGGCAAACTATAACATGGACATCAGCAGCTGGTGTTAACACAGGAGAAGTGTTGCAGATAGATGCTGGGAAAGCAACTGGCCACCCTACTATTAAAGCAGATTACTACTTAGTAGGCTATGCGAAATGGCCTTCAGGTAACTGGAAAACTGCTTACCTAAACAGTAACGCAATGAACCAATTACAGGTTCAAGTTAACCAAATTCAATTGGAACTCTTTTAAAATAATGCTTGACTTATGGTACCCAGGGTGCTATAATAACGGTATAAAATGAAGAAACAAACAAAAATAGTGAGGACTAAATAATGAATATTCAAACTTTAAAAATAGCAATGTCAACAATGAGTCAAGATGAATTGAGTCAGATTGTGAACTTTGCAAATGGCTTGCAAAGAAGCTCTCGTACTGGGAGTAACTCTTCTCAATTTTCAGTTGGACAGAAAGTAAATGTAGTTCAAAAGACTAAATCTACTTCTGCGGTGATTGTGAAGATGAACCCTAAGAAATGTGTTGTTGAAATGAACTGGCAAGGAAGAGGACTTTCAAAAGTCAATGTTCCTTACTCAATGTT